TGGGTAAGCCTATGAGGCTTGATCCCTTCCAGAAAGAATTCATCCTGGCGGTTTACGACAATCCAGTCGGAACCGATAAAGCGATACTGAGCATCGCGCGCAAAAACGGAAAGACAGGGCTGATAGCCGGTATCCTGTTGGCGCATCTGGTGGGGCCAGAGGCGGTACAGAATACCCAGATCGTAAGCGGCGCGCTTAGTCGCGAGCAGGCATCCATCGTTTTCAACCTCGCGGTGAAGATGGTGAACCTGAACCCGGACCTGCAGGTGTTAGTGCATATAATTCCCAGTGGCAAAAAGCTAATAGGGTTGCCGTGTAATGTCGAATACAAGGCGCTATCTGCTGAGGGTAAAACCACACACGGCCTTTCCCCGATTCTGGCGATTCTGGACGAAACCGGACAGGTAAGGGGGCCGCAGGATGATTTTATCGACGCGATTACTACAGCCCAGGGTGCGCATGAGAATCCGCTTCTTATCGTTATCAGCACCCAGGCGGCGAACGATGCCGACCTGTTGAGCATCTGGATTGATGATGCGGTCAAATCGAAAGACCCACACATTGTCTGCCACGTTTACGAAGCGCCAAAAGACGCTGATATCAGTAAGCGAGAATCCTGGCTTGCTGCGAACCCGGCGCTGGGAACGTTCAGATCTGAAAAAGACATGGCGCGCCAGGCTGAAATGGCAGGCCGAATGCCAAGCTTTGAGAACACTTTCCGCAACCTCAACCTTAATCAGAGAGTGTCGACCGTATCGCCGTTTATCTCCCGCAGCGTGTGGGAGTTGTGCGGTGGAGTACCGGTTAACACACCGAGGAAATGGTATGCCGGGCTGGATCTGTCGGCCAGGAACGACTTAACGGCGCTGGTTATCGCTGGTGAGGCTGATGATGGTGTCTGGGATATCTTTCCCTTCTTCTGGACCCCACAAAAGACATTGGAAGCACGGTCCAAAACAGACCGCGCGCCCTATGACGTATGGGCAAGGGAGGGGCTTTTGCGTACCACGCCCGGTGCGTCCGTCGATTACTCATTCGTGGTCGCCGACATCGCCGAAATCATCGGTGATTTTGACCTCACTTCGATGGCCTTCGACCGATGGCGCATTGACCAGTTCAGGAAAGAGGCTGACGACATCGGCCTGAGCCTTCCGCTGGTCGAGTTCGGCCAGGGCTTTAAGGATATGGGCCCGGCTGTAGACACCCTTGAGTCACTGATGCTTAACGGGCGGGTGAGGCATGGCATGCACCCGGTGTTAACCATGTGTGCCTGGAACGCGGTGATAGTAAAAGATGCTGCTGGCAACCGTAAGCTGGATAAATCCAAAGCAACGGGCCGTATTGATGGCATGGTCGCAATGACAATGTCCGTTGGTGCTGCAAATGGGGAAGTTACCGAACAGGGTGGTGACTTCGACGACTTCATTTTCCGACCGCTGAGCATGTAATGGAAGAACCTAAATACACGATTGACCTGCGAACCAATAACGGCTGGTGGGCAAGGCTGCAGTCCTGGTTTGTCGGCGGGCGTTTAGTCACCCCAAATCAGGGCTCACAGACGGGGCCTGTTTCGGCCCACGGACACCTGGGCGATTCATCCATTAACGATGAACGGATACTGCAAATTTCGACGGTTTGGCGCTGCGTGAGCCTGATTTCAACGCTCACGGCATGCTTACCGCTTGATGTCTTCGAAACCGACCAGAATGACAACCGCACAAAAGTGGGTTTGAGCAATCCGCTGGCGCGACTGCTGCGCTACTCACCGAATCAGTACATGACCGCCCAGGAATTCAGGGAGGCCATGACGATGCAGCTCTGTTTCTACGGTAACGCATATGCACTGGTGGACCGCAACAGCGCGGGTGACGTGATCAGCCTTCTCCCGCTTCAGTCTGCCAATATGGATGTGAAACTCGTCGGAAAAAAAGTGGTTTATCGCTATCAACGCGACAGCGAATACGCCGACTTTTCGCAGAGAGAGATTTTTCACCTTAAAGGCTTCGGATTCACCGGGCTGGTCGGCCTTTCACCCATTGCTTTTGCCTGTAAATCGGCAGGTGTGGCAGTTGCGATGGAGGACCAGCAGCGAGATTTCTTTGCCAACGGCGCCAAGTCTCCGCAAATCCTCTCAACCGGCGAAAAAGTGCTGACTGAACAGCAGCGCTCGCAGGTCGAAGAGAACTTCAAAGAGATCGCTGGCGGTCCGGTTAAAAAACGCCTCTGGATTCTGGAAGCGGGCTTTTCCACATCGGCAATTGGCGTAACGCCGCAGGATGCCGAAATGATGGCGTCCCGAAAATTTCAGGTAAGTGAACTGGCGCGATTCTTTGGCGTACCGCCTCACCTTGTTGGCGACGTCGAGAAATCAACGAGCTGGGGATCGGGCATCGAGCAGCAGAATCTCGGTTTCCTGCAGTACACCCTGCAGCCCTATATCTCCCGGTGGGAAAACAGCATTCAGCGGTGGCTTATTCCTGCTAAGGATGTTGGCCGCATTCATGCTGAGCACAACCTCGACGGCCTGCTGAGGGGCGATTCGGCATCCCGCGCTGCTTTTATGAAGGCAATGGGAGAAGCAGGGTTACGCACCATCAACGAGATGCGACGAACGGACAACCTCCCGCCATTGCCGGGTGGCGATGTGGCAATGCGCCAGTCGCAATACGTGCCGATCACCGATTTAGGAACCAACAAAGAGCCCCGTAATCACGGGGCTTAATTTTTATGGGGGCCGTAATGCCTGAGATCGTAAAAACGCTGTCCTTCGACGAGACAGAAATCAAATTCACCGGTGACGGTAAACAGGGGATTTTTGAAGGCTACGCCTCTGTTTTTAATAACACCGATTCCGATGGCGACATCATTCTGCCCGGGGCGTTTAAAAACGCACTGGCGAACCAGACCCGCAAAGTGGCGATGTTTTTCAACCACAAGACGTGGGAGCTGCCGGTTGGTAAATGGGACAGCCTGGCTGAAGACGAAAAAGGCCTGTATGTGCGCGGTCAACTTACCCCAGGGCACAGCGGCGCCGCCGACCTGAAAGCGGCAATGCAGCACGGTACGGTTGAAGGTATGTCGGTTGGCTTTTCCGTTGCGAAAGACGATTACACCATCATTCCAACAGGCCGCATTTTTAAGAATATCCAGGCTCTGCGCGAAATCAGCGTCTGCACTTTCCCCGCCAACGAACAGGCTGGCATCGCAGCCATGAAAAGTGTCGACGGCATTGAAACAATTCGTGATGTGGAGAACTGGCTGAGGGATTCAGTCGGGCTCACCAAATCACAGGCAGTTGGGTTAATAGCCCGGTTTAAGTCAGCGATTCGGAGCGAGTCCGAGGGCGACGGAAACGAAGCACAAATCAACGCTCTGCTTCAGAGCATTAAATCTTTCCCTTCCAATTTAGGTAATTAATTATGTCTGAACTCGCTCTCATTCAAAAAGCAATCGAAGAATCCCAGCAGAAAATGACCCAGCTGTTCGATGCGCAGAAAGCTGAAATCGAAAGCACGGGCCAGGTTTCCAAACAGCTGCAGTCCGACCTGGCAAAAGTACAGGAAGAACTGACCACATCCGGCACTCGCCTCTTCGATCTTGAGCAGAAACTGGCCTCCGGTGCCGAAAATCCGGGTGAGAAGAAATCCTTCTCCGAACGAGCTGCCGAAGAGCTGCAGAAGTCCTGGAACGGCAGCAAAGGCAGCTTCGACGCGAAAACCTTTAACAAGTCGCTGGGCAGTGATTCTGATTCTGCAGGCAGCCTGATCCAGCCGATGCAGGTTCCAGGCATCATCATGCCAGGCCTGCGTCGCCTGACCATTCGTGATCTGCTGGCGCAGGGGCGCATTTCCAGTAACTCCCTGGAATACGTCCGTGAAGAGGTGTTTACCAATAACGCCGATGTGGTGGCCGAGAAAGCGCTGAAACCTGAATCGGATATTACCTTCAGCAAGCAGACCGCGAACGTGAAGACTATCGCCCACTGGGTCCAGGCGTCACGTCAGGTTATGGACGATGCGCCAATGCTGCAGTCATACGTCAACAACCGCCTCATGTACGGTCTGGCGCTGAAGGAAGAAGGCCAGCTGCTGAACGGCGACGGCACCGGGGATAACCTGGAAGGTCTGAACAAAGTGGCAACCGCCTACGACACCTCGCTGAATGCCACTGGCGACACCCGCGCTGACATTATCGCTCACGCTATTTACCAGGTGACAGAGTCTGAGTTTAGCGCTTCCGGTATCGTCCTGAACCCGCGCGACTGGCACAACATTGCGCTGCTGAAAGACAACGAAGGCCGCTATATCTTCGGTGGTCCTCAGGCGTTTACCAGCAACATCATGTGGGGCCTGCCAGTGGTTCCGACTAAGGCGCAGGCCGCCGGTACCTTTACGGTGGGCGGTTTTGATATGGCCTCACAGGTGTGGGATCGCATGGATGCCACCGTGGAAGTCAGCCGTGAAGACCGCGATAACTTCGTGAAAAACATGCTGACCATCCTGTGCGAAGAGCGCCTGGCGCTGGCGCACTATCGCCCGACGGCAATCATCAAGGGCACCTTCTCTTCTGGCTCATGATGGAGGGGGCGGGGAAACCCGCCCTTTAACGTATGGCGATTGATGTTCTCGATGTAATGAATCTCAGTCTGTTTAAGCAGCAGATTGAGTTTGAGGAAGACGACAGGGACGAGCTGATCACGCTGTACGCCCAGGCTGCTTTTGATTACTGCATACGCTGGTGCGATGAACCAGCATGGAAGGTTGCAGCTGATATTCCTGCAGCCGTTAAGGGCGCCATTCTCCTTGTCTTTGCTGACATGTTTGAACACCGCACCGCGCAAAGCGAAGTACAGCTTTATGAGAACGCTGCAGCAGAACGCATGATGTTCATCCATCGCAACTGGCGCGGTAAATCTGAACCTGAGGAGGGCTCCTGATGGAACCTGGACGATTCAGGCACCGGGTAAAAATTCTCACCTTCACGACTTCGCGCGATCCATCTGGTCAGCCGGTTGAA